TTATTCTCAAAATTAGATTCGGGTAGGTCAACTGCAGATATTCTATGGAATTTATTCCAATAGGAAACCATTACGTCTGAAGTTGGAGTTGTTGTAATAGGTTTGTCTCTCCCCATTCTAACCCATTCAACTCCAGCTTCGGGTGTAATCTTAGTTTGATAAGACGGCTGGTCACGTAAGGCACGTAATGTCTCTAAAACTAGAGATGGATATACCTGTCCGTTTGCAGTAACCATAAGGGGTACAGACCGCGTAGTCCCATCAAAATTAGGTGTCCCAGTGACAGCTGGAGTAGCCGTTACAACTCCTATACCGTAAGTGTTTTTAGCAAGTATTGGAATGGGTTGGACTATCCCAGTGAAATTCCACAACCAATTCTTTGCATCTCCACCACCAAAAGTAGAGTTACCTACGAATGGTAATGCACCTGTATCTTTTTGAATTGTTGGAGCAGCTCCGAGGATTGTAAGTCTATTGACTAACCCCTCAGCAAATAGATTGTCTTGTGAAGGGTCTCTATCACTTTCCGAAAAAAGAGTAGAGAACAAATGAGTGTTAGAGTAATGAGTGTTAAGAAGAATGTCACGGTAAATACCACGGCGAATAGGATACTGTCCAAAAGTCTCAAGACTCTTCTCATCAATATCAACAAGTACGATGTCATCGACATAGAATTCACCCTGTTGTTGGTGAAGGTAATCAAACCACGACCATGAGATATTTTCAACAAAATAAGGATTCCATATCTTTAGAGCAAAGATTGCTACGATTGTTATTAATACTGATTTCCACGAAAACATTTTATGAGAATTTCTTCTGTACCCATTTAAAGACTGTATAAATGGATAGACCATAGAATGCAAGTACAGACATGGGCAATGCTATGTACGCAAGTTCCCATGGTGATAAAAACAGAACTTCCCAACCAAAATTTATAGCTGCCTCAACGTCACCCAAAGGTTCAAGTGTTGCTGGCAATGCAATTTCATTCTCTTCAAAGAGGTCTAGTATCTCATTAAACTGTTCTTCAGTATAACACTCGTAAAACTCGGGTGGGCATTCTGCGTTCATTCCTGTGTTACCGATAATGTACAACCATTAGAAGTCTGACAGTTTTGTGTTAGATTATAAATTTGATTTGTGGAACTATCTTGCAATAGGTTTAAAGTTGTTGCATAGTTTCCTTGAAGTGTTATTGTTGAAGTGTGACTTCCACTACCTTTCTGTGTAACATTAGTGACGGAGTTATCGCTGTTTCCATAATAGTATGTGGTTGAAGTGTGACTTCCACTACCCGATTGAGATAAGTCGTGGTCTACACCATCGACATGAACGTCTATGTTGTGTAGGTGTGTTCCATTTTGATACACATCCACCTCATTATTATTACCCCATATGTGTCTACCATATGTTGCACCACCAATCTGTTCTACGTTTTCAGTATTATTGGTTCCATCTACATCACCACCCCAAGCCTTTCCCGACCCCCAATAAGAGACCCAAGAAATGGAATTACCATTACCTGTTTGTGTAAAGTTGAATGTGTTGCCACCGTGAGCAAAAGAGAAATCAACTTTGTTGTTGTAACCTGTTTGAATTATAGAGAGGTCTACATCACCACTCTCAACTTGTTCAACATGGACATGATTTTCGTCTGCCCATGTCGACAAGCTTATCAATAAAGTTAATAATAAACTTTTCTTCATATCATATTCTTCTTAGAATAACCATAAAAATACTAAACATAAGACAACTCCCTCACCGAATGCTAACCACAACATGTGGTAATCATCCAATCTCATAGCTTTCTGAAACCCAAATAATTGTGCTTCATGCCATGCACGGAACTTTTCTATAATATTCATATATTCTCCTAGTTTGTTTGTGTGATAGTAATATTTATAGACGAACCATCACCCACTTGTATTAGTGACTCCTTTTCGTCTGTTATGGTTCTAATGGATGCTTGTGCAAACATTGGTAATCTAATGGAAATAACTCCATTAACTTCCCTGTAGAACCATATCTGGCCCAGACCCTTGTCTACAATTGTATTGTATTGAGTGTCTTTGTCAAACCCCGAACCTGTTCCTTGAATACGAACACTTCCGAATGCTTGTCGTTCTCTATCGATACCAACCTTACGGTCAATCTCTAAGACAACGTCCAGTAAATCTTGTAAGAAATCGACATCTAATAAATCTCTATCGAGTTCTGTATATTCTAATTCATCATCTTCGAAATAGTCTTCTTCTAAATCATTGAACTCTAGGAAGTCTACGTCTAGAATATTACTACTATCATTCTCTGAACCACTTTCTTCTGATATCTGTTCTGTCACCTCTTCGGGTGGAGATACAATGAAGTAGTTATCAATTAGATTGGGTGTAATCCCATTCACTACAACTGGTTTTGTAGGTGAATCATCATAAGTTGAAACCATTGTTGTCTGATATGCTTCATTCATGGTCACCGAACCACCAGCATTACTTACTACAATTTCTCCCGAGGGAGCACCCCATTTATCGGGGAGCAGAATTATCAATGACCTTCCGATTTCATCAATACTAGTTGTGAAATCTGTGCCTCTGACTGTTATCTGTGCAGTAGGTGTAGTTATATTTATGTTCGCTTTGTTTATTTTACCACCAAAACCCGAAGCAAATCGAGCGGTGCCTTGTGCCATTCTTATGGCCATCTTTGACTTGGATGGGTCGGGGTCATAGTAAACCTCGTCTATCCAAACTTTGGAGTGTTCTGTTAAGTCTAGTTCCTCGTCTCCTTGGAACTGAATTTTCATTCTTCCATTCTGAGTTTGTGCTGTATCATACATTAGCACTTCAGGCATCTCAGATGCTGAGATGACGGTAGTCTCACCGTCTCTCTGCAACCCAGCGTATCCTGTTTGTTCTGTAATCTCACCTATTGGTTCACCATGAAGTGAACCAATAAGTAAAAGATTAATCGTTATCGTCTTTTTGAACGATGTCAATATTTGCATTAGAAGTCACGAAAGTCACATCGATAATACCACTACAAGATTGTCCAGTTGGGCATCCTGTATCTGAACCACTCTTCTGAATGATGTCGATATCATTACTTGAACCAGTTAAGATTGCAGTAATGCTGTTATCAGTTGCATCTGATTGATTAGTGTTAATGTCATTAGATGAACCTGTAACAGTCCAGTTCCAAACAGCATTGTCACTATCTATCTTAGTAGTGAATATGTTTGATGAACCAGCAACTACTAAATCCCAGTTAAGGTATTCAGCACTAGCATCTGCACCAATATCAATATCAAATGTATTAGACGAACCTGTAACAGTACCTAACATATTTAACTCGTCAGCACTATTTTGACCAATGTTCCAGTCCATAACATTTGAATCACCAGTGAAGGTGAGGTTTATAGTTGCTGAGTCAGCAATCATAGGCCCGAATAGTTTGTTACTGTCTCCAAATTGGACAAGTGTAAACGTATTAGATGCACCAGTTAAAACCATATCAGCAGATGTTCCCGAGAAATCATCTAGACCAACTTTGTTTCCATATCCTTTCTGTGTAAAATCTAGTACTAAACCAGTACCACTTTGATTCAACCATATTTCATTGTCGTCTGCTCCAGCAAATGCTGTAGTAGAAAACCCTAATGTTAAACATAATGTAATGAATAATTTATTCTTCATTTTGTTTATCCTCTATTTGATGTCCCTCGTTTCTTCCATGAGTTCCGTGTGGATGTCGATGACCATCTTTAATTACCCAAAAACTTCTATCGTGTCCTTGGTATATTAGTTCTAAGACAGCTAGTTCAATTGCAGAACGAGTTGCTTTCGTAACTCCTTCATTCGCTGCTATACCGTCTTCCATTTCCACCAACTTCGTATCCATATCCACGAAGCGGAATACATCATAACCACCGCCTGTACTTAAAATCGTCTTTGTAGTCTGTACATTTAGTAAAATTTCACCAGTTAAAGTTGATATTCCTCTCAACGATACCGTGACAACATCTCTACGATAGGAAACACTTGAACCAATACCTAAGTATCTTGCGCCTCGCCCACCACTTTCAATGTTTGTATCATAACCAATTATCCCACCGTCAAGTAGGATACCAGCAAACAAGAGAGGTTGAATGCCCGTTGGAGCATCCTCATTACCTTCCTGTCTTGCAAAGTCTTCTCTAGTAGAACGAATGATTTGCCTCTCTCTTACAAGTGCGTCTAAACTTGTACGTTCTACTACTCTAAACCATTTACCTTTTCCAGCAGTCTTAAGTGCATCAATTAAAAATGATTCTGCACCTTGTGTGACTGCAGTAGAGAATGATGCAATGTTATCCATTCTCTTCCTTTGTCCTGTCTTATCTAAGAACCCATACACTGCAACTACTGGCATATTGTCAGCAGGTGGTAAGTCTGCAAGTTCTTGGTACGTAGGTATATTTACTACTTCTGCCTGTTCGACACATTCACCTACTCGTTCCATAACCAATGATGTACAGGAATCCGTCATGCTTGGTATGGCAGCACACCCGCTGATGAGCAAGACTAACAGTCCTACTATTCCTAAGTTTTTCATTTAAAAACTACCAGTACCGATTGGTATATCTAAAGTTGTAGTTGTTCCATCACTTGCTACAATGGTTAGACGAATGAATTCCACACCGTCTTCTCCAACCATCTGTTCGTATGTAACTGTATTACCTTCTATAGTGAAGACACCGTATGTTACAGCTTCACCGTTAGAGAACATATTCTCTACTAATTGTTTTGCAAGTTGAGCATAGATTCTGCTCTCTACGTTCCTTAAAAATTTGGCAAGTGTCGTGTTATTTGCTTCTCTATCTGCCTTTGCAATTGCATCTTCAACGTCTTGTGCTATCTTATCACGTCTTGATTTCTCTTGGTTCTCAATGGTAAGATAATGTGCTGATTGACCTACCCCATTAAAACTAGGACTCTTAAATCCAAATACAATTTCATCTGCATTTACAGACATACACATCATCATTAAAATTATACTACTTACTATTCTCATTTTTAGCTGCCTCTTTCTTAGCGTTCTCTTTATATTCGAGAACTACGTCTACCTTTTGTTGGAGACGAATCAAATCTTGGTCTAACATTCTGACTTGGTCGATGACTTTTATTAGTGCAAAATGTTGCTTCTCAATTTCGGGTTCTAACTTCTCACCTACAAACCACCAAATGTAATAGATGAAATAACCCAACCCAACTGCCATAACGATTGGAAATCCGTAATCACTTATTACCGCTACAAGACTTTCCATTAGATGAACAATAACCCTAACAGAAATCCTATGTTGAGACCCAGTGAACACATGAGAACAAAGTCCCTAGTAAATGTGTATTCAACCATTACTATTTCATTTCTCATTAGTCACGTCTCACATCTAGTTTTCCATCTTCTATAAAATTTTCTGCACGTGCTACACGTTCTATATCGGGACGGAGTTCCAATGCAGCGGAAACTAGCATGTCAATCTTAATCATTTCATTTGACATGGTTCTTGCACGGTTCTCTAGTGAGTTGCAAAACATTGTTAACGTTTTAATGTCGTCAACTACGCCTTCTAGAATTTGTTTGATGACTATGAAGATAAAAAATCCCATCACAAGGCTCCCTGCAATCGGGGCTCCCACTTCACCTATCAAAACAAATATATCATTCATGCAATTATTTATTCTTTTCACTTTCTTATACGCCAAAAAAAGGGACTCTTTTGAGTCCCTTCTCAAGACATCGTAAAGAGTTATTTCAATTGTTCACGAATTTCGCTGATGACTGCAGCCTTTGCGCCAGATTTCTTAACCTTAAGGTTCTTCTTCTCTGCAAGTTCTACCAATTGATTCTTAGTTAATTTTTTTAACTC